ATGGCTACTGCAGCTAAACGTGCAAAACTTATTGCGAAAGCAAACGCAATTTCAAAGGGAGTAGAGACACAACTCGCTCCCGAAACCTATCGTCGTGACTTGCTACAAGCGTTGAACTATTACAACGCAAACCATGACGACAAAGAAAAGAAAAAGTGGTTCATCAGCCATTATGCTAAGATCGATAAGAAACTTGCAGTTCAATTTCTTAAGGTCGATGAATACCATTTCCGTCATGCGGGTGTATTGGCTCGTATTATGGACGGTGGTTCTGTCCTTGAACAAAAGGAAGCCGACTATTTCGAGAAACGTGTTGAGTTCTTGAAAGAACAAGTTGGTGTTAAACAGAAATCTGAAATCAAAATTGAAAAACCTCAACCTGAAACTAATGTCATCTCCATCCAACAACGCATGGAAGAGAAAGCTCACGATCTCGCTGGTGAGATTGAGGGGGCGATTGACGACTTTGTACTCAATGGTTGCAAATCAGAATTTTCAACGAAGAATTACTTGCTGGCGAATCAAGTTGCTGGACCCATTGCTAAACGCATTGGAGAGTTTTTCGTACCGACTGCCAAAGAAATTAGGGAAGCCATTGAGGGATCTGATGCGCAACTTGTAGAAGGTTATTCAAATTTCACTAAACGTGAATTAAAGAAATTCGCTGAGTTCATTGAACAGATTATTGCTGACTGTAACCAAATGGTTCAGACTGCAAAAGCAAATCGTGCTCCTCGTAAACGTAAACCTGTGCCTGTTGGCAAGCAAGTTGCTAAGGTTAAGTACATGAAAGAATTCGAGGAACTTAAACTAAAATCTATTGCTCCAACTAACCTTGTTGAAGCGAAAGAGGTTTGGATCTATAATACGAAGTATCGTAAACTTCAAGTGTACAAATCTGAACACGGTCTTACTGTTAAGGGTACGACACTACTTGGGTTCGATGTCGCTGAGTCTAAGTCTGTTACACTACGCAAACCTGAAGAATTCTTCAAAGGACTTGCGCTTGGTAAGCGTGGACTGAACGCTGGTATCAAAACAATTAAAACTAAACCCACCACTCCGAACGGTCGTATCAATGAAGAGTGTATTATCCTTGGAGCATTTTGATGATTCTAATTGATTATTCCCAAGTGGCTCTTGCCACTATCCTAACCTTTCAGCGTGAGTTGAAAGGAACAGAGAGTGAGGTGAAGAATCTAATTCGTCACGTGACTCTATCAACCATTAAGTCATACAAGAAAAAGTATGGCAAAGAGTATGGTCAGATTGTTATTTGTACCGATGGTCGTAAGTATTGGCGCAAAGAAGTATTTGAGCACTACAAAGCAGGTCGTAAGAAAGCACGTGATGCTTCTGACTTGGATTGGAAACTCATCTTTGATACACTAAGCGAAATGCGTGAAGATATCCGACGTGTATTTCCTTACAAGGTTATCAGCGTTGACCGTGCAGAAGCAGATGATATCATCGCTGTTCTTACTGAGTATGTTCAAACTAATGAATTGATTCAAGAAGGTTTGATGGAAGAACCACAAAAGGTTCTTATCCTATCCTCTGATAAAGACTTTAAACAGTTACAACTAGCACCGTTCTCCACTGGTAATGTAAGCCAGTGGTCACCGATGCAGAAGAAATACATCAAAGCCAGCAAACAAGAAATCATGGACTTTACTATTGAACATATTGTGAAGGGTGATGCTGGTGATGGTGTACCTAATATCTTGAGTAAAGATGATGTGTTTGTAACAGGAGATCGTCAAAAGCCAGTTAGTGCTAAACGACTTGCTGAGTTTTATGAGAAAGGTATTGATGCATGCCGTAATGACGAAGAACGTCGGAATTGGCAACGTAATGCTACTCTAGTTGCATTCGATAATATTCCAAAATCTGTTAAGGATGAAATTCTAGATGCATACCTAAATAGCAAACCGAATGGTGATAAGATGTCAATTATGAACTATCTGATTGAACACCGTTGTCGTTTATTGCTTGATGAACTTGAGGACTTTTAAATGAGAAAATATGTTACAGAAATGTTGGATGAAATTAATAAAGATCCAACACTGATTGAAAAATATAAAACTGATGCTGCTCTAAAGATTATCTTTGAATATGCATTTGACCCTGCGAAGAAATTTATTCTTCCTGAAGGTGAACCACCATACAAACCTTCAGCTGAACCAATGGGTATGACACCAACTAATCTATTCAGTGAGTTGCGTCGTATGTATGTATTCTGTCGTGCAGATTTGAAACCAATTAAACGTGAGTCATTGTTTATTAGTTTTCTTGAGGGTGTACACCCAACAGAAGCCAAAATGCTCATGGCTGTCAAAGACCAAACTTTACATAAGTTATACCCTAAAATTACAAGAAAACTCTTGGAAAAGGCTGGAGTGATTCCAGAACTCCCGAAAAAGGAAGCAAAA